GAAGGTGAACATTCGCATCGTGCTGAAGAATGGCACGACCTTCGAGCGGAACATCACCAACTCCTCGGAAGTCAGCCCGACCGTGGAACAGTTGACCATCAGCGCCACCATCGGCCAGAACATCACCCCGGTGGACGTGGAGCGGATCGAGTTCTACGAGAAGGTCCGCATCGACAACGACGAGATCACCATTGAACACCGCTCCTCCAACGGCGAAGCAAAGATCGGCTTCCCGGTGAAGGTTGTCTTGGAGTAAGCATGTCTTTCACGAACCAAGAACGCAGCGTAGAAGCAGGCCAGCCGATTGAGTTGTTCGACTTCCGGCTTGGCTCTGAGTCCTACCTGTGGACTACGAACCCTACGCCGGTGACGTACAACTCGCTGACCTATCAGCCGTTGGAGATTCGTCGTGAGGCTCTGCTGTTCAGCCAGGACTCTCGTGCGGAGGGGCTGACTATCACGGTGCCTGCAACGATGGCGCTGGTGCGGAAGTTTATCAACTCCGTCCCTGGGCAGATTGCCACACTGACGATCCTCCGCGTCCACCGCAATGACGGTGCGAACGAACTGATCCAGTTCTTCAAGGGTAAGGCGATGACCGTGGGCTTCACGCTCAACGGCATCGAGGCCGAGATCAATGTCGTCCCCATCACGGCTGATCTGGCCAACACCATCCCCCGGTTCAAGTTCAGCGGAGTCTGCAACCACGTCCTGTATGATTCGGCCTGCACGGTCGCCCAGTCCCTCTTCCGCTACCAGGATGAAGTCACAGGTGTCGCTGGTACGACGATCTCCGTCCAGGGCCTCGCCGCCAAGGGCACCGGCTGGGCAAACGGCGGGTACGTCGCCCTCCCGTCCGGCGAGTTCAGGCAGATTGCGGATCACACTGGCGACGACATCCGCGTGCTGATACCATTCCCCAGCAGCCCGTTGGGGCAGACGGTTGAGGTGTTCGCCGGATGCGACCACTCCATCGCCACCTGTAAGAGCAAGTTCAACAACGTCACGAACTTCGGAGGCTTCGCGTGGGTGCCCTTGAAGAATCCGTTCAACACCGGACTGAACAACGCATGAGAACGCGCATCCGTCGCATCGTCGCACTGGTCGCTCTCATCGCCGTCATGGTGGTGCCGCGATTCATTGACCTGCCCCAGTTGCCCATGACTCTGCCCGAGCCACCGCCCACGGTGGAGATCGAGGGCATGAGGTTCTACATCGAGCCTGCCCAGGTCAAGCAGGTGGAACCTCAGAAGGCCGAGTTCTTCACGCTGCTGATCCTCTTCGCCATCACCTTCGTGTTGTCGGAGTTGCTGAAGCCGAAGCCGAAGATCGAGAACGCCCGGCCCGCTGGCCTGGGTGACTTCAAGTTCCCCACCGCGACCGAGGGCCGTCCCGTCCCGCTCATCTGGGGCACGGTCAAGCAGGAGGGGCCGAACGTCGTTTGGTACGGCGCTCTGCGTTCGCAGGCCATCACCGATAAGGTCAAGACCGGCCTCTTCAGCAGCAAGAAGGTCACGAAAGGCTACCGCTACTACCTCGGCGTCCAGGCGGCGCTCTGCCGTGGCGGAACCACGCCGGTCGGCAACATCCTTCGCATCTGGGTCGGTGACGTGGTGCTCTGGACCGGCAACGTCTCCGCTGACGGCGGCACCATCGACATCAACGACCCTGACTTCTTCGGCGGCGACGACCAGGGCCAAGGCGGTATGGTCGGCACGTTCCGATTCTTCTCCGGCTCGATGACGCAGAACGTGTCTTCGTACCTTGCTCAGTTCCAGCAGGTCGGCGGCGACACCCCGGCATACCGTGGCACCTGCTACGTCGTCTGGGAGGGCGGCTATCTCGGCAATAGCGAGAACATCAAGCAGTGGGCCTTCGAGTTGCGGCGCATCCCCAACGGCCTCGCCCTGGGCACGCCGACCGTGAACGGCGGCAACGACTGTAACCCGATGAATGCCATCTTCGAGATTCTGACCAACGGTGAGTGGGGCCTTGGCCAGCCCTCCGCCGACGTGAACACGTCCAACTTCACCACCGCTGCCGACACACTCCGTACCGAAGGCAACGGCTTCTCCTTCCTGCTGGACTCCGAGATCGAGGCTCAGGAGTTGCTGAAGCAGATCGAGCAGCAGGTGGACGGTGTGGTGTACATGAACCGCACCACCGGCAAGTGGGAGATGAATCTTGCTCGCGGCGGCTACGTCCTCAGCAGCAAGCGGGCCATCACCTCCGCAAACATCCTGAAGATCAACAACTACAGCCGTGGCTCCTGGTCGGACACCAGCAACAACGTCCTCATCAAGTTCAACTCCCGTGCCCTGGACTACAAGGAGACTTACGCCGGTGCCCAGGACATGGCCAATGTCAAGACGCAGGGCAATCGCATCGTGAGCGTGGAGTCCTTCTACCCTGGCGTCAAAGACCCGGCCTTGGCCAACACCATCGCATGGCGATACCTGCGAACCCTGTCCTTCCCCCTGGCCCGCGCGGAAGTGGTGACAAACCGTGATCTCTGGGATCACAACGTCGGGGATGTCGTCCGCTGGACGGACACGAACCTCGGCTTCACTGACCTTCCCATGCGCATCACCAAGATCGACCTGGGGAAGTTGCAGGACGGCCAGATCACCGTCACGCTCGTGCAGGACATCTTCGTGTACGACACCGGCGTGTTTGCTGCCCCTGGGCAGACGCAGTGGACGCCTCCGCCTCAGACCGTGGTGGCTATCCCAACCGCCGACTCGGTGGTGTTCGAGGCCCCCCGCAAGTTCTGCGTGCTGGACGTGGAGACGCCCGGCGTACTCAACCGCATCTGGGCAGGTGCTCGGTTCCAGAATGACGCCGCCACGCTCATCGACATCGCCACGCGGCCCGGTGCTGGCTCGTACACGGATGGCGGCGACATCGCTGGGTTCATGGTCGCGGGTGAACTCGCGTCCAGTATCACGGCGGCGGGCACCCAGGGCAGCATCGCCTTCAACGTCGATCCTGACCTGGATAGCCTCGTGCTGCTTCAGAATGCGATGGAGGCCGCGGCGCTCGCTGAGGATTGCGGCACGCGGCTGGCGAACCTCGTGCTCATCGGCAACGAGTTCTTCCTGTTCCGCACTGTCACCACCGGCGGCGGTCAGTTGCAACTCAGCAACGGCTATCGCGGCGTCCTGGATTCGGTGCCCGAGGCCCATGCCGCGAATGACCGCGTGTGGATTCTCTTCGGCAATCTGACCGAGCGCACGTTCACCCCGGCGGCGACGGTCAACGTCAAGTTGCTGCCCAAGAACGGCTCCACGCAGTTGTCCGAACCCTCGGCCACGGCCATCAACCTCACGTTCGGCAATCGTGTCGATCAGCCGTATCCTCCTGTGGCCCTTCGCTTCAACTCTACGCTTTACCCGACTGGCACGGTTGACATCGACAGCAGCGGCTCCGGCGGTCCTGGCTCCACCCTGGATGACCGTGGCATCGCAACCTCCTTCGTGCGGCGTGACTTCCGTAACATGGATGAGGTGAAGGCGGTGGTTGATGAGACGAGCCTGCCCCCGGACTTCCCGGCTGCCAACACCACCGAGTACGCCATCGAGGTTCGCAACGACCCGAACGGTACGAACACCCTGCTGTTCACTACCGCGTACCAGAGCACGGTTCCTATCGAGATCAGCCGCACCCGCATTCTCCGCAACACGGCGGGCGTCGTCCCGACTCGGATGCGATTCACTGTCCTGACGCGGCACACCATCAACGGCTCCGTTCGCAACAGCCTCTACACCCCTCGTTGGGACTTCGACATCGTGAGCGCCCTGTTGTCCGGCGACACGAACATGGGCGTCCGTGCGTTCAACGTCACGTCCGCCGCTCACGTCACCGGGACGACCGGCACCCACACGCTCAACATCGGCTCGGCCTTCGGCACCGGCAACGTCCAGGTGTCTCTGAACGGGGGCGCGTTCTCCACCGTCATCGCGGCGGGCAACACCACCGGCACCTTCGCCGCCACCTCGGGCGACTCGATCACCGTCCGCCATACGGAGAACTCCGCCCTGGGCTTGGAGAAGTTCATGGAACTCACCGTGGGCGGCGTGTCGGCGGCTTACTGCATCTTCACCTACTAGCCCGGACGTTCGGAGAGTGATATGATTGTGCATGGACTGGACCCCCTTCTTGAAGTTCGCCGAATCAGCCGGTTCGGTCCTGGTGGCTATGGTGGTGATCTGCCTTGTCATCTACCTGGGACACCGCTTCATCTGGCTTCCCAGCCAGAAGGTGAACAAGTCCATCGCGGACGCCCAGGCCGAGGCCGCGAAGTCCAACGCCACGGCTGCCACGGCTCACGCTGCCGCCGCCGAAGCGAACAAGGCGGCTGCCGAGTTCAACAGCTCCACGAGCGAGTCCAACGCTCGGACTGCTGGACACCTGGAACGTCTCACCGTCATTCTGCTGGAACGGGCCGCGTCCGGCAAGTAACCTGTCTCAACCAATCCACGTTCGTTCGAGGAGCATACTGAATCATGCCGACGCCATCACTCTCTGAAGCCAAGATCAGTGCCATCCTCGAAGCCAAGTCTCGGGGTCTGACCAACCAGCAGATCGCCAAGGAGACGCGGACTGCGATGGGGACGGTCAGCAAGGTGCTGAAGGACTACGGCAAGAACCGCGACACCAACCTCCCCGGCGGCGTGAACATGCCGGTGGACGGTCGCGGCGACGTGGACGGTGACACGGTGATCGTGACTACGAAGCCCCTGTCCGTTGAAGACATGGTGAAACTCTTCAAGATCGACACCAAGCGGTGGGTCTGCACGAACTTCAAGACGAACATCTGGCAGGGCTTCTACAAGGCTAGCAAGATCACTCATCGCACCAAGGATGGTACGAACACCCAGGCCGCTCACGAGAAGGTCGCTCTCTTCCAGACGACGTGCTCGTGGAAGCGGGTGATGACGGAGACGATGGAACTGGCCCTGCTGGACTTCCTCCGCGCCGAGGTGCGTCCCCTGCCGAAGCCTCGTCTCGCCACCCCCAAGAAGGGCGACAAGATCGGCACCGGCGCGATGGCGGTGTGGGGCCTGTGGGACGCTCACCTGGGCATGTACGCATGGCACGCCGAGGTGGGCGAGTCGATGGACCTGACCAAGGCCGTCTCCCGCGTCACGAACAACCTGGACGACATGGCCGCGAAACTGCTGGCGTGGCCGGATCGAGTCGAGAAGATCGTCATGCCGGTCGGCAATGACTTCATGCACTACGACAATGCCCGCCAGCGCACGACCTACGGCGAGCACCACCTGGACGCGGACGGTCGCTACGGCAAGGTGTTCCAGGCGGGCCTGAAGTGCCTGATCTACTCCGTGGAGCGTGCCCTGGATGTCTGTGAGGACATCGAGGTGGTCTTCGTCCCCGGCAACCACGACATGCACTCCGGCTACGCTCTGTGCGTCGCCCTCAGCCAGCGGTTCATCAACGATCCGCGCGTGAAGTTCAACCTCAGCCCCAACCCCCGCAAGCGGTTCGTCTACGGCGAGACGCTGGTGGTGTTCGACCACGGCCAGAAGGCCACGCCCGTTCAACTCGCCAGGATCATCAGCGAGGAGAACCGCGACGTGTGGGGCCAGTGCCGCTTCCGCGAAGTCCACGTCGGCCATATCCATCAGGCCCGCGTCCGCGAGTACGAGAGCGTCACCCCCACCAACGGCGTGAAGGTTTGTGTGAACCCCGCGCTGTGCAACATTGATATGTACCACCACGAGTCCGGCTTGATCGGCGAACCCGTCAAGTCCGTGGAGGCACGCCTGTACAGCAAGACCGGCCCCTCGGGGATGCTCGTCGCCTGGGCACGCGACGATCACTCCGACGCCATCAAAGACGTGCGGCTTGCGTGAGCACCACTTCCCCCTCCCAGTGCGTTACCATCGACGGGTGTGACCGCCGCTGGTGGTTCGAGAAGGTGGCCAAACTCCGGCTGCCCGACTCGAAGCCCCAGCACTACGGTCACGCCCTGCACTTCGTCTGTGGTGCTCACCTGGGCGGACAGCCGTTGCCCAAAGATTGGGCGGAGCACCTGACGAATGACGAGGTGGAGCGGTGCCTGGAACTCCGAGATCGCGGCATCAGGAAGGGCGTGCTTCGCGCCCGCGAAGGCTTGCTCATCGAGCACGACTTCACCATGCGCATCAAGGACGACGACATGCACGGCGTCATCGACGTGTACGACGCCGCCGGGGTGATTGAGGATCACAAGGGCGTGTCCGCCGCGAAGTGGGCCAAGACTGAGACTGATCTGCGTGACGACATCCCCATGATGATCTACGGCGGCTACGCCCTCAGCCAGAATCCCGCGCTCGCCGAGGTGACGCTGAGGCACAACCAGTTCATTGAGGACATTCTGGACGCCCGCGCCGTGGAAGTCACCGTGTCCCGCGCCGAGGTGAAGGCGTTCTGGGGACGCCGCGTCATGCCTCTGCTGGCCCGCATGGACAAGACGCGGGGGATCGAGCAGTGGGAGAACGTCCCCGGCCAGCCGCGTCTCTCCGCCGCCTGCACGAAGTACAAGGGTTGCCCGTTCGCCGCCATCTGCCACGGCGGGCTGCCGATGGACCAGTTCGCCCTCCCGGAGACGGGCCAGAATGGAGCGCCGTTCTGATGGACGCTGACCGCCTGCGCCGCCTCGTGGCTCAACACGCACAGACCAGCCTGCTGTTCGGCGTGGACTTCGTGCCCCTGGGCAAGGCCCCAGAGGTGGAGATCGAGCAGGACATCGGGCGCAAGGGCATCTTCGGCAACCCCTTCCGGCCCGCGCCGGGGGAGGAACGCCAGGGGAAGACGCTCGAACCCTACCGCGCGTGGCTGTTCGCCGCCATCCAGCGCCAGCCCTGGGCAATCGCCCAGTACAAGGAGGCCACGGGGATCGACCTTCCCAGTGACTTCGCGGCTCGCGTGCAGGGCCTCCACGGACTACGATTCTGGTGCCCAGGGTGCAAGGAGCAGACCGAAGCCGAAGGCGTGTGCCACGGCTCCGTGCTCCGCAAGGCCGTCGCCTACCTGAACACGCCCGAAGGAGCCAAGCATGTTCATTGATGCGTGTCCAGTGAAGCGTGAGCCGTTCGAGCACCAGTTGGACCGCTGGCGTCGCACGCGAGACAAGAAGGCATGGGGCACGCTCTGGGAGCAAGGCACCGGCAAGTCGTGCAAGACGATCATGGAAGCCGCGTGGAACTACACCCGTGGCGAGATCGACGCCATGCTCGTGCTCGCGCCCAACGGCGTCCACCGCAACTGGATCACCGACGAGATTCCCACGCACTGGCCTGACGAACTCGGACGCCCAGGCGTGTGCTGGATGCGGTCCAAGTCTCTCGAAACGAAGTGGCACCAGCAGGAGTTGAACGCCTGCCTCAACCATGAGGGCTTCGCGGTGCTGGCCATGTCCTACGACGCCCTGGACACCGACGACAAGCCGGTGAAGCCCGGCGTCCGCTCGGAGGTGTGTCGCGGTGGCAAGTCGTGGGCCAAGGAGTTCCTGCTGCGCCGCAAGGTGCTGATCGTCGCTGACGAGTCGTCCCGCATCAAGGGCTACGGCACGCGACGCACTGTCCTCTCGTGCAAGGCCGCTCTGCTGGCCCGCCTGCGCCGCATCTGCAACGGCACGCCGGTGAGCACAGGGCCGTTCGACATCTACACCCAGATATGCTTCCTGGACCCGGTGATCGGCAACCGGGACAAGTTGCAGTCGAACTTCTGGATCAGCAAGGGCATCACCTCCTACGAAGGCTTCAAGACGCAGTTCGGCGTCTGGGAGACGGGCTACGTCTGGCGGAAGAACCCGAAGACCGGAGCCGACGAGAAGAAGCCCTTCCCCAAGTTGGTCGGCTTCAAGAACCTCGAACTGCTGAACAAGTGGCTGGACGAGATCACCGACCGCATCACCAAGGAAGACGCGGGGCTGAACCTCCCCGAGAAGTTGTACAAGACCCTCCGGTTCGACCTGTCCGGTGCTCAGCGGAAGGTGTACGAAGCCCTGAAGGAGGAGTCCATCGCCTTCCTGGACTCCGGCGAACTCATCACCACGCCGCTGATGCTCACCAAGATGCTTCGCCTGCAACAGGTGTGCCAGGGCTACGTCGCCGTGGACGACCCCGAGGGCGAGCCGATCATCGACATCGGGTCGGAGAATCCGAGGTTGGACCTGCTGATGGAGGTGTGCGAAGACACGCCCCATAAGGCCATCATCTGGACCCGCTTCAGGCGGGACGTTGATCTCATCATGGCGAGGCTGAAGGACATGGACCGGGTGGCCGTCCGATACGACGGCGAGACGGACGATGACGAACGGAGGGCTAACGTCGTGGCCTTCCAGAAGGGGGACGCCCAGTTCTTCGTCTCCAACCCCGCCGCCGGGGGCGAGGGCCTGACCCTCCTGGGCGACCAGTCAGAGGGTGCAGCCGAGGCCCTGGCCTGCAAGACGGTCATCTACTACGCCAACGGCTATAACCTCCACCACCGGCTTCAGTCCGAGGATCGTGCGCACCGCATTGGGCAGAGGTGGCCCGTCCAGTACATCGACATCGTGGCGTCCGATACGGTGGACGATCAGGTGACGGCCAACCTGAAGAACAAGTTCAACGTCGCCCAGCAGATCACCGGCGACAAACTCCGCGCCTGGCTCGCTTGACCAGGCGCGGCCAGACCGCTAGGCTTTCGCAGGAGTACATATGACCACACCTCAACCGCCCGCCAACGAGTACGCCGAGTTCGCACCCACCGCCCAGGACAAGGCGGCACAACTCGGCACGGCGATGGCTGGCCTGAAGTCCCTCGTGGATGAGGCCCAGCAGTACGAACGCGAGATCGTTGAGGCCGAGGAACTGCTGAAGGCCAAGAAGGACCGCCTCCGCGCCGTGGTTGAGACAGCCCTGCCCACCGCGATGCGGTCGGCTGGCATGAACACCGGCGACAGCATCAAGGTCGGCGAGGTGGAAGTCACCCTCCGCGACAAGATCGAGAACAGCATCCCCGCCGACCGTCGCCAGGAGGCGATGGACTGGCTCGAAGCGAACGGCCACTCTGACATCGTGAAGCGCACCGTCAGCATCGCCTTCGCGGTCGGTGAGACGGAACTGGCGGCGAAGACCAAGGCGGAGTTGGAGAAGGCCCACGGTCGCACCGTCATCTGTGAACGCAAGGCCGAACCTGCCACGGTGAAGTCCATCCTCACCCAACTCATCGTCGCCCAGAAGTCGGTCCCCCGCGACCTCTTCGGCGTCCGCGAGTTCAGTGTGGCGGCGTTCAAGAACAAGAAGAAGTGATCGCTGACAGTGGCGGCGCGTGCCGTCCCGAGCGTTTGCGAGAAGGTTGAACCTTGAAGGAGTACAGCAGAATGTCCGACGAGCAGAACAAAGTCACCGCCATCGAAGTCAAGAACAAGGCGGGCCAGATGGTCGCCCTTGACTACGGCGAGTTCGCGGGCGCGGGGTCGGTGAACCTCCCGACCAGCGGGCGCATCCAGTTCATCACCATCCTTCAGTCCAACAGCAAGGCCCTGAAGCCCGGCCACGAGAAGTTCGTGGACGGGGCCAAGATGGGCGACTTCCTGATGGGAGGCGAAGTCATCGGCGGCGCGAGCGGCTTCTACTTCGTCGGCATCGAGAAGGAGCACGTCCTGGTCGAGATGACCAAGATCGACGGCACCGGCGAGAAGGTCGGCGAGCATGACCCCAACGGCCCGGTCGCTCAGAAGGCCCGCGCCCAGTTCGGCAGCAACCGCAACAACTGGCGGAGCGAGAAGGGCAACTTCCTGGTGGACTCGATCCGTCTCTACGGCGTCGTGTTCGCCTCGAAGGAGGACATGGACAACCTGAAGCCCAAGGGCGCGGCGGTCATCGACTTCCAGAAGACCAAGATGCGGGCCTGGGAATACTACACCAGCCCCTTCAACAAGATTCCCGAGAACGGGCGTCCGCCCCTCTTCGCGTGCCGCATCCACGTCACGACGAAGATGGAGAACCGCAAGGGCCACGACTACTACAACATCGACATCAAGTTCGCCAACGGCAACGACTTCCTCACGTCGCTGTACGGCATGAAGACGGCGGACGGCCAGCCGAACACCGCCTTCATTGAGTTCGGGCGCGAGTGCCTGAAGGTCGCCCAGAGCGTCAAGTCCGGCAGCCTGAAGACCGAGGAGGGCGGCGAGGACGACGGCGGCGACGGTGCTGGCGAGGGCGCTGGCGGCTCGAAGATTCCCTTCTAAGCCTCTCCTGACTGGGGGCCGGGTGTTGATCTCCCACCCGGCCCCTGGATTGTGACGCCACCCCCTACCCGCGTCGGGGATACTCAAAGGTCAGCGGGCATCCGGCTGGAAGGCCGGGGCACTCTCCTGGGCGAAAGCCCTGGGCAGTGCTTCAACTCAGGAGCAGGCACGATGCAATGGTCCCCTATCCAGGTCCAGGCGCTAGACGCCGTGGGCCGGTGGTTGAAAACTGGTTCGGACGGTCAGCAGGTGTTTCGTCTGTTCGGCTACGCCGGAACGGGCAAGACGACGCTGGCCAAGCACCTCGCGGAGTCGGCGGGCCGTGTTGGGTTCGCAACCTTCACCGGCAAGGCTGCCCACGTCCTTCGCTCGAAGGGCTGCCTGGGTGCTCAGACGATTCACAGCCTCATCTACCAGCCCCGCGAGCGCGGAACGATGCGGCTGGACGACCTGAAGAAGCAGTTGGAGGCCCTACAGGAGAGTCTGATGGAGGAAGCCGCCGAGCGCCGGGCCGAGGGCCAGGACGTTCCGGCCAACTTCATCTCCGCGAACGACAACGTGCGTGACCTTCAGCGGCAGATCATCGAAGAGGGCAAGTCGAACCGCAAGCCTCTCTTCGAGTTGAAGGCCGAGACTTCGGCGCTCCGC